AACACTCACAACGTTTCCGCAACTATATCACTTAAAGAAGAAGATTGGGAATTAGCTGGTGAATGGATGTGGACAAATAAGGAACATTATAATGGTTTATCTGTATTACCTTATAATGGTGGTTCATATACACAAGCCCCTTTTGAAGATATCACTGAAGAAAAGTATAATGAAATGGTAAAACATTTAAATAACATTGATTTATCTCTAATTGTAGAAGAAACTGACGAAACCGATTTAAGTGGTGAGTTAGCATGCGCTGGGGGAAGTTGCACCATTACTGATATATAATAAATTAAAAAGGGTGAAATTCTCCCTTTTTTTATTTTACATATATTTATTATTATAAACTAGATAATTGTGAAATGAGAAAAATAGAAATGGTGGGTAAAACTTATGGTATGTTAAAGGTGTTAAGTGAACACTCTAAAAATAAAAACGGACATATTAAATATAGTTGTGTATGTGATTGTGGTACTGAAAAAAATGTATTTGGTACACATTTAAGAGAAGGTAAAATAGTTTCTTGTGGTTGTAAAAATAAAGTAAATGGTGTTAGTGGGGACCAATGGTATAAAATTATTAAAGGGTCGTTAAAAGTAAGACAAAAACGAAGAAATTTAGAAGTTAATATTACTAAAGATTATATAAATAATTTATTTAATGATCAAAATGGTAAATGTGCGTTATCTGGGATAGATATTACATTACCAGTGTGGTGGAAAGATAGGTCATATACTGCGTCTTTAGATAGAATTAATTCCGAAATCGGGTACATAACAGGTAACGTCCAGTGGGTACATAAAAAAATTAATATAATGAAAAATACGTTTCCGCAAGAGATGTTTATTTATCTTTGTAATAAAGTAACAGAAAACCACATAGTTGTTGAATATGATGAAGGCATTATAGATACTTTAAAATGGGGGTTAAATAATAAAACCATTTTAAAAAATTAAATAAAATGATAAACTCAAAAGAAGATTGGATATATGATTTATACGTTAAAGAAACTATAAATCGTAAGATAAAACCAATACCCAAGGAACAACACGTAAGTAGGGGTAGTTGTTGTGGGAATGGATGTTTACATTGCCCATACATCCCCAAACACGAAAAAGGGTCTACAAAAATCAAATAATTAAAAGTCAGAGAAATCTGACTTTTTTTATTATTAACCTTTCCTTCCAAAAAATTTATTGTAGAATATTTATATACAAATGGCAGAGAGTAGATTTATAAATATTGATTTTCCCTTTAGGGATAGTAAAGAAGGATTTTATTTTAATTTAACAAAAACAAATGAAACCGCAATACGTGCAGATCTTTTACATTTATTATTAACTAATAAAGGAGAAAGATTATATATGCCAGATTTTGGTAGTGATTTAAAAAAGTTTATTTTTGAACCAAATGATAGTATAACACATATCGACATTAAAAATAATATAAACGAAACAATAAAAAGATATATACCAAATCTTATAATAGACTCGATTGAGTTTAAAAAGAACGATATTGAAGAATTAATAGTTGTTGAGGTAAAGTATACAGTAACAGAAGGAGCATTTTCATCATCAGATGTTGTTCAAGTAACATTTTAAATATGGCTAAAAAAATAGATTATAACGCTAGGAATTTTGCACAAGTAAGGACAGAACTTGTTGGATATATAAAACAATATTATCCAGAAATATTTTCAGATTTTAATGATGCATCAGTGGGTATGATGTTATTGGAACTAAATGCCGCAACAGGTGATATGTTATCATTCCATACTGATAGGATGTTTAATGAAACACAAATTGATTACGCACAAGAAAGGTCATCAGTATTAGAATTGGCAAGAACATTTGGGTTAAATATCCCAGGTAAAAGACCAAGTATAACAATAATAGATTGGTCAGTAACTGTACCTACAGCTGGTGATACATTTGACGTATCCTACGCACCTTTATTGTTGAAAGGGTCGCAAGCAACCGGTGCTGGTAAAGTTTTTGAATTAGTAGAAGATTCAGATTTCTCCTCACCATTTACAACAGGAGGTATACCAAATAGGTTAATAATTCCAAATATTGATGACTCTGGGTTAGTATTAAATTATACGTTAACTAAAAGAGAAATAGTATTAAATGGTACAACAAAAATTTATAAAAGAGTAATTAACCAAGATGATTATAGACCGTTTTTAGAGGTTATATTACCAGAAGATAATGTTTTATCTATTGAAAATATAATCACATTAGAAGGTACAAATTTAACAACCGAACCAACATTGAATCAGTTTACTGAATTTGATAATAACTTTTATGAGGTGGAGGCATTGGCACAAGCTGAGGTGTATATACCAGATGGTAATAGAAAATCAGATAAAACAGGTATAACTCCAGGTAGGTGGATAAATTCACCAAAAAGATTTATAAAAGAATTTACCGATAATGGTTTTTGTAAAATTATATTTGGCGGTGGTCAATCAGATACATCTGAATTAAATGCATTTATTGGTTGCAGGGGTCAAATAGATAGAATAGGTGATTTTATTAATAACCTTTCATTAGGTGAGATACCGATACCCGCAAATACTATGTTTGTTAAATATAGAATAGGTGGTGGAAGTAATAGTAATATTGGTCCAAATACTTTAACTAGTTTAGGTAATATAAGTATGACAATTAATGGTGATGTGGCAACACAAAATCAAGAAGTTAGAGATAGTTTAGAGGTTAATAACCCAATACCTGCAATTGGTGGAAAAGAACAACCTTCAGTTAATGAGGTTAGGAACTTAGTTAAATATAATTTTGCTGCACAAAACAGATGTGTCACTATTAAAGATTACCAAAGTAGAATACCATTAATGCCTGGTAAGTATGGGGTTCCATTTAGAACTGGTGTGTGGGAAGAAAGAAATAAGGTGAATGTAACAGTATTATCATTAGATGAAAATAGTAAATTAAGTAACCAATCCACATCTACATTAAAAGAAAATATTGCAGAATATTTGGCAGATTTTAGAATGTTAAATGATTATGTTACAATAAAAGATGGGAGAATTATAAATATAGGTTTTGAAATTTCATTATTTTTAGATAAATCAGTATCTAAAGGGGAAATCATTTCAGATGTTATTGATGCTGTTACTGAATATTTTGATATTAATAATTGGGAGATGGGTGATAATATTTATTTGGCACAACTAATTGAAAATATTAATAATGTAGGGGGTGTGTTAAATGTTACAGAATTAAAAGCTTTTAATAAGGTTGGTAACACTAAATATTCATTGAATAGTATATCACAACCTTATGTCGATGAATCAACTAAAGAAATTGATTTGTTGGGGGAGTATACTTTATATGGTGAACCAGACTCTATGTTTGAAATAAAATACCCAAATATGGACATAAAAGTTAGGGGAAAATAATATTTAAGTGGTAATAGTAATTACTTTATGATAAAACGATATTAGTTTTTTATAAAAATATAAAGTTATGGGATGTCAAGAATGTAAAAGTAAACAAGGTAAACAAGGTAAACAAGGTAAGTCAACGACAATACCTTTAGTGCCAGAAGGTATATCTAATGGTGATTTTGGAGGTAATTTTCTATTTAAGGTAGTGGCATTTGCTGCAATAGTTGTTGCAATACCATTTTTAATAATTATTCTTCTTGGTCAGACTTTTATAACCTTTTTTTTACCTAAAATTAAATTTGACTTTACCGGTAAACTAACTAATTTATTTAAGAAATTATTTATGTGGTATGGTAAACGCAAAGCAACTAAGGAATTAAAGAAAAAAGAAGAGGAGTTTAAGGATAACCTTAATTACGATGGTTACGATGATTATGAGGTTTCTGATGATTATGAGGTTTATGAAGGAGAGGAATACACCACAGAAGATATATTAGAAGATGTAGAAACTTTAAAATGGGAAAATTTATCTAACCCTAAAGTAGAAAAAGGTGATAACAAAAAAGGTGAATAATGATGGATGTCCAAGTCAATTAGAGTAAGAACCACCCCAAATGGTGACGATAAATACATTAAGGTTGAATTAAAACAAGATTTTGATTTTCTTGAAATTTTAAGTTTAAAATTAAAGCAAGAAGATGCATATCAAAACTTTTGTTCTAATTATGGTGTTGTTGCGGGGAGGATTAGTGTAAATAATGGTTTTGGGTTACCTAACGCTAAGGTATCTATTTTTATACCTATAACGTCAGAAGATTCACAAAATGAAATTATACGGACACTATACCCATATGAATCGCCCCAACCGCAAGATAAAAACGAACAAGGTATTAGATATAATCTATTACCAAATCAACAACAAAGTTTTGATCATACACCAGTTGGTACCTTTCCCACAAAATTAGAAATATTAGATAACAACACCACTCTTAATATACATGAGAAATATTATAAATATACTACTACAACCAATGAAGCTGGTGATTTTATCTTATTCGGTATACCAGTTGGGGATCAGCTATTACATTATGATATAGATTGGAGCGATGTAGGGTTTTTATCTCTTAGACCTTATGATTTAATAGAAAGGGGATTTAATAAAAACCTTTTTTTATCACCATTTAAATTTAGTAGTTCACCAAACCTAGATAATTTACCGCAATTAGTGGGTCAAAATGTCAACGTATCAGTTGAACCTTTTTGGTGTGATGATTTAAGTACTGGTAGAGTAGTCGGTATCACTCGAAAGGATATTGCAATCACTACTATGGATTTAACACCATCAGCAACATTTTTTGGTAGTGCATTTAGCGATGACGAAAAAGATTCACTTAATAAAAATTGTAGACCTAGACGAAAAACGGGGAGATTAGCTGAGGTAATAACAACATCGGGTAAGATAGAAGCAATTAGAAGGACAGTAGAAGGTAGTATAGAAAAATATGACATTTCTGATGATGCCATGGACGAAAATGGTAACTGGGCAATGCAATTACCAATGAACATACGTAAAGTAATTACTGATGAATTTGGTAATTTAATTCCTAGCCCAGATGGTGTTAGTGGTATTGCAACAGAGGGTGATTATAGGTTTAGGATTTCCATGGATAAAACAGACAACGACAATAAGAAACGTCAAAGAGGAAAATTTTTAGTTCCAAACATGTCAGATAACTTTATTTTTAATACTTATAGCCTTGGTGATGCCCCTTTTCCTTTTGCCATTAATCAACAACTATCTACCGCAACTGTAGGGACACCATATTCTGCAGATACCACAAACCAGTATAACTATCTGGAAGATTTTTTCTCGTTTAGATGGAAAAAAGTGTACACTACTAGACAATTTATTGGTAGGTACGCAAAACAGACGAACGATGGAAAAAGGAAATTTACTGGAATAAAAGATATTGAGAAAGCTGAAGGTGTAAATAAATTTCCATCTAATAGAATAGATGGTCAGGTACACCCATTATATAGTTTTTTTGTATTCCTATTAACAATACTAGGGATGATATTCGCCTTAATTAATTGGCTTATAATATTAATTAATTCAATAATTACACTGTTATGTGATTTGAAGTTACCTGTTGGTCTTTGTATAGAGGCGCCATCATGCTCTACCTGCGCAAAAAAAATAAAATGTAGAAAAAGCTCCACTAATTCGGAATTGATGAAGACTTGTTGTGTGGGTCACCTGGAAAATTGTAAAGATGCTTGGGGATTCTCTACGGGTCAAAGTGGTGTTCCCAGCAGTACGTACCCTGGATATGGATATATGATAAAACCAGGGTCCGCTTGGTCGTGTTCCTCAGCCCCAGCAGGCACATTAAATACTAATTATTTCCCGATTACTGCTGCTGGGTGTGAATCTGCTTGGGGCACTGATTACGATGAACTGGATACCGATATAAATCTCGATCAATATGAAACTTCTGATTGTGATGCATCATGTGATGGAATTTTAATAAAAGTTGGAACCTTTTGTAAGTGTATATCTATCCAATTAAAATTTAAATGTTTATTTGCTGGTATATTTTGTAAAAAATGTCAACCTTTATGTCCGGGTAATGAACCGTTTTCTTGTTGTGGGTGTGGCGATTTCGGGTGTGATGGTGATTGTAATGAAGGAGAGTGCGCATCCGAGGTTGATGATAACAATTGCTGTGATGATTGTTGTATTACAATCCCACTTATTGAGCTTACTTGTGCAGAAGATGCATCCTTCCAAAACATCACACCTTATATTATAGGTACACCATTTTCCCCTAGAAAATGTAATTCCCAACTAATCAAAGGTTATTGTAGAGATTGTTCGGGAATAGGTATCCCATTCATAAGTGGTTGGATTGCATGTAAACTGGAGGGAATGGCTGCGTTTTTAGGTATGTTAAAATTTGATTTTTATAATGACTGGATAAATGGGTCGTTATATTTCCCATTGATAAAAAGAAAGACTAAAGTAAAAAAGAAAGGGAGAAAAGCTGGTCAAATAAAATATGATAAGTTTTGTGACTTTGATTGTGACGATTTTCAGTCAGACAGTAAAACATGTTATTTAATGTCAGTTACTAATACAGGTACAAGTGATCAAACCTTTAAGGTTAAGAAACATGGGGGTAAAAACCAGAATTTCAGTCCACAATCCTCTCAATGGTGTGAAGTAACAATCAAAGCAGGTGACACAAAAACCGGTACAGGTAATAATACAGCAGATGACCCCAACAATTCCCTTTATAGGTGTAGTTTAGACAATAAAAATAGTAGTATTAAAGATACTAGAAAATCAGCATATGAGAGCCTGAAATTATACGGTACAGACGAGAACGGTAATACTTGTTATTTTTCTTTCTTAGCTTGTTTTAAATCTAACGACAGTGGTCCCACTTATCCGTCTGCTTTTAATGACTTTGCATCAAATAGTTTCTTAGCCTTTGATAAATCAACATTTCAGGATCCGTCAGAACATGATAAACCCTTTTATGTCGAAGTAGAGGATCCACTTACGGGTATAAAATACCAAAAAAACTATGGTGGTCATGGTCACCATAAAAATAAGTGTAATAACGTTTATAGAGGTGAAAGATTGGAATATTGGCAAGAAAATGGTTCCTGTGCGGGTACAACCTACGATGCTGATGGTAATTTACAAGGAACTGGTATTGGAACCACTGAAATTGCAGATAGTGAAGAAGGACCTTGCGGTGGACAAGCCTCACAATGTGTTATAGGGGCTTGTACATGGGGCGCCTGTAGATGTAAAGCAAATAATCCAGCTTGTAGTTCAGAAGACCCTAACCCATGTTGTAACTGTAATCCTAGATCTAATAAAAACAACATCCTTCATGGTATCATTAAAGAAAAGGATGGTGTACTATACTACGCATCCATCAACAATAGATTTCAAGAGGTTTCCCCTGGAGGGACAGGACTAACCAACATAACCTATAACTCAATTAAAAGCCAATATAAGTCTAATTTACTATTCCCCACTAATATTTGTGAGGTAGGTAGTTCAGTTTTTTGTGATATAGATGAGGCACCATTTATAATTGATCAACTAGTACCTACAACATTTAGTATAAGTGAAGAATCTGAAAAATTTAAAGAAGGTGGGCAAGGATCCCAAGCTGGTACATTTAACGATCCAATTATGTTAGAGTCAAAAGAAAGAAATAGTTCGAATATTAATATTGGTGCATATGTATCATTTGGGATGATTGGTGTTAAATGTTTAAATACTCAAGCAACTGTAACCCAATCACAAATAGGTGTAGATACCATTGATAAAACTGATTTAGACATGGAAATTGGTAAATGTATGATGTGGTTTGACCACGATGAAGATATACGTGAATATTTTTGTAGAAGGTTTTCTGGATATAAAAATAAAGATTTAGATGTACATTACCAAAGGCCGGGGTCAACCCAATATGATAATGTTTATAATACTTACCCAGAAGTGAACCCAACTGTTGGTGATAATTACTATCAAATTGATGGTGGTGCCACACAACAAGGGACAATAAATGACGGGGACTCAATTATTCCGGGAGATAGGTGTGGTATACAATATAGTAGTTACACATATACCAATTCATTAACGCCCTACGGTAACACAGTAGCGAATCAAATAGGTGACATTGATTATTTTTATGGTGTCGCTCCGGGAGTTACTACTAATGACGGAGCCCTCTCACCGATATTCCCTACATATGGTGGTGGGGCGAATGCTTATGGATTAGGTAATTATTGCCAAAATTTATCCCCATCTATAAATATAGATAGCTCTTCTAACGGTGGACAAGAAAGAAGAGGAATAAATTTCGGAACGTCACAAACACCTTATTATTTTTATTTCGGTATCTTACCAGGTAAAACAGCATTACATAAAGTAGTGGCAAAATATTTTGCAGATAAAATAGATAAAATAACATTGGGAAAATTAACTGGAGAAAAAAGAAATAACCAGTCAAACTTTAAAAACGTAGTTAAGAACCCTTTAACTCTTTATAAATCATGTTTAGGTGAAAGTTTAAAGTCAACAGAATAATTAAAAAAAATATATTTATATATTATGAATAAGGGGTATAAAATACTATTAAATAAAGAGAAATCAGTATTGTCAACTAATATTAATGAAGAAATTAATATTAACATTGAAAATACCACACAACCATTACCTTTAGGTGATGTGGAACATACAGTTAACGCCTTTGAACAATTTGAAAAAGAACGATCGGAATCCACAAAGTATAGGTTTTATGGTACAATAAACCCAATGATATCTAATATGTTGTATAATGACAATGTTTCTATTATAAATGTTGATTTAGGTATTATTGATGTGGTGGGCAAAAAAATACTATCTGATAACATTTTTCTAAATGACGGTTGGTATGGTACTTTTTTTGAAAATAACGATACAAGTGAAGAGGGTAGTGCATATGTTAATAAATTTAATGATAACAGTTCTACTTTATGTTCATTTACCCCCTTTGATCCTGGGTATGAAAGATTAAATATATTGGACACTGACGGTATACCAAACTATATGTTAAAATTAACATATCCTTATTCCACAAAAGATATAACTTTAATAGAAAACAATGGTGGTGTAACTTTGGCAGATGGTATACCTGTAATAGAACAAATTAAAATAAGTATTAATGATAGGGCATATACGGGATTTAAAACCCCTATAAATCATGGTTTAGATGTTGGTGATAAAATTAAAATGTATAATTTTCAGGACCCTACGGGTAATCTTGTACTAAGTGCTAATACTATTAGTGTTTTTTCACTGGGGAATCAAGTAAATGACGATAAAGAAAGGATTTTTGTTGTGGATATTGATCCAACGGAAATAGGTATAGATGTTGGTATTAGCACAATTAAAAGAACTGTTATTGGTGTAGAATCAGAATATTATGTGAGATCATTTTCCGCTTTAACTACAAATGAAATAGATTATGATTTATACCCAGCAGCTTTTGGTAAAAATTATTTTAATGATGAAGTTGCAGCATTCTATTTTAAAAACGATATTGACATTAAAAATATTAGGGATAATTTAGGTAGACCACTTAGTGAGGTATACTTAACAATTATTAAACAAGGTGAAGAACTTGATCCCACTAATTATAATCACAAGTATTGGATAAATCAACAAAATGGGTTAGCACCTCCAATAAATACTCAATTCTGGACACCAATAGCTGGGGGTTATAGCACAACAAAGAATTTTAGTGTTAACTATAACATAAGGGCTTTTAGTGATAGTGACTTTCCACAAAATTATTATACAGGTATTGATATTAGTGCAACAACATACGATGCAGATATTGTAGAGTATAATAACAATACATTACTTGAGAAAAAATTAGAAGATGTTTATCATAGGATTAATACTGTTTACAGAGAAAACCGATCAACTATTATTGGTGGCGATGAACCAGCAAGTGATCTTACTGAAGGATATATTTACCAACCACATAAAAAAATGCAGATTAGGGAATTTTCAGATTTTATTGAAGAGGGGGATACTATAAACACTGTAGGTATACCCGATTACTCAACGTCAAAATATTCAGCTAGTACACAATCTTTGGCAACGGGACCAATAGAACGCATACCATTAAGTAAAGTATCTAGGCAATTTAAATGGAGAGATTTGTTAGATATTGGGTTTATAGATGGTAATGGTTTTGGTGTGGATTACCCATTTGAAAGTGGTGCACATTATCTAAATATAGATACTAGATTTTATTTACAACGTCAAGACCCACCTTGTAAAGTGGAATATAAAACAGAGACAGATTCGTATAGTAACGCAAACTTCCCTCCTGACTTTATAGACGTTTTATCATCCCCCACTTTTTACCAAAGTGAGATTATAAATGCAACAGTACTGTCTCAATCTGCATTAGGTGCAGATTGGTTCGATATCATAACAAGCCCCAACTACGCAGGGGGGTTAAAAATAGATATGGTGTTTGCAACAATAGACTTTTCGGGTATATATAAATTAGGAGATAGATATACCCCTGGAGGGTGTATAGATTTTTCTATTATTAACCAAAAAACTATAGATGATGAATGTTAATAAATATAAAATACCATTAAGGGATATTAATGTATCCGGCACTTCTGTAAATATACCGATATCGTTATCATTTACCCCTGTCGATAATTCTGAATTAATTGAAACAAAATTTATAGAGGATGAGGTAATAAAATCGATAAACCCTATTGTTGATTATAAAAAGGTAAGGTTTTTTCCTGCAGATAATAATTGGGATTTAATTAGAAAATTAAAAATTAATCTTAATTTTTTTATTAATTTTTATGGTAATATTACCCCTTTTCCTTATGATTATTCAGAGTATGCAAATTTAAATACTAATGGTGGGTATGGTGCAGGATATTATAGTGATATTGGGGCATCATTCGATGATTTATTTTGTAGAACTAGAAGAGTAATGAATAGTTTTTTAAGGTTTAATTTTTTTGATAGTAATATTCCCAGTGAAAATAATTTTTTATTTTTCAACGACATTTTTACTCAAATAGGTGTAGAACAAAAAAATGAATTTAATTTTCTTCTACCAGCAGAAGAATGTCCAATTAATTATTATTTAGGAGATTCAATGTTAGAGCCAGAAATGATACATGAGGGGTTCTATATATACTGGTTTAAGGATTTGGTAGACAATGCTCTAAATCAAGAATTAGAAATTTATATGACTGCGACATATAATAATTCGTTAAATGGTGAAACTGTTGGTTTATACACCACTCAAACATCCCTTCAAAACCCCCCTGAGGCAATAGATCTAAATGGTCCTAATGGGTTAAATTTTTTAAAGGTTATATTAAAAAATGACAATGGAATTTATAAATACAGATTCAGTGGGAGTACTGATCAAATAGTAACAGGTGGTGGGGGTGTGGATGTTAACCCCCCTCTTAATAATGATATACCGGAAATAACATTTTGGCAAATAGCACCTAATATAGGAGAGAATTAATGGATTTAATAAAACGAAAACGATCAATAGAGAACTACATTGTTAGATATGTTCCAGAAAGGTTACAAGATAACCTAGAATTAGATATTACTGCTCCAGATTATTTCTATGGTAAAATCCCTAATTTTAAGGTAGATAGTAATTGGGAGTATATGAAAGATAGTGATGGTAATGACATCCCGAACACTGTCGATATTGATATATTTTTAACTCAGGATTTTGATGATATGGGAATTTTCACTGATGCAGTATTTAAATATTTAAAACCATATCTAACCGCATTACAAATCCCTACTAATTTAGGTCCTTTTAATTCATTTATATATGGAAGATTCCCATCAGCCCCTTTGTCATTTTATATTCCACCCATTAAACCAGTAAATGGTACAAGTGATGATGGAAATTTAAGGTCTGTAGAGTCATATAAAAAGGTTTTAACTACAAATGCCCCGATATATACTCCAGGGTTAAATTTATCAGAAGATATTACTATTAGGTTTGATGGGGTAACCGCTGAAGATACAGTTGTGGGTGCAGATGTTACATATATTTTAGGGGGTGATTCTAGCGTTACTGGAGATTACATACCAAACACTGGGGTACGTTTTATAACTTTTAAAAATGAATATATTAACACTGAAGATCAAGAAGGTAACCCTATTAGGTACAAAAGTACAAATTTTTATAGCCCAGTGGGTGGAATTAATAATAATAATGTAGTATTATCCGCATTAACCAAACAAGAAGAATATTCTGGTATAGTATTTAAGCCAGAAGTTGAGAGCGAAGTATTTATATATAGAGGTGTAGAAAATATTTTTGAAAAACATGCAATGTTATCCGAAATAAAAACTACTGAAGATATAGATAATAATAGAGGTGGATATTTACGAACATAAAAAACAAAGAAAATGGCAACAGGAAATTATGGAACAGTAAGACCGGCAGATGTAGCGGTTGAGGACGTAGAAATACTATATAGTTATAGTCAAAACAGAGGGAGTGTAGGAGATGTTGATCTAATTAGTTTAGATCCAACACAAGTATTGATACCAGCAAATAACCCTAATAATTCACAAGAAATTTTAGGTGGTATGTATACATTAAAATTACCCACAACTGATTTTACAGCAAAGGGGTTTTATAGTATCATAATTAGACCTAAACAAATAAGAACAGTTATTGAAGATTGTGGTATTTTATCGGCTAGTCCAGATATTGTAGGTTGTATTTTTAATTATGACGATTCTAATATAAGTCAATCAGATAAGGTTAAATTTGAAAATGGTAATCTTGTTGGGTATAGAATAGAATACCTATCAACCAGTGCCGATGTGGCACAAGATAAAATACAGAACCTATATAGAATTGTTACATCTAATAATAGAGCTTTAGCTGTCAACCAAAATTTAAATAATAACTCAGATAAAAAATTAACGTACACTTTTGATGATAGCTCATCATTAATTTTTTGTACATTAACACCCTCCTCAGCACCTTCCGTTAAACCAAACGCATTACCATATATCGGTACCCCAGGACAACAGGTTATAATAACCAATACCTTCTTTAACCCAATTATGGTTGAGGTTGAAATGGTTGAATATGACGATGAAACATTGGCATATGCACTCTACGCTAATCAAACTAAATCACTAGATGATGGTATATACACTGTATATAACTTTAATAATGACATATATAAACAATACACCTTATTTGAGGTTAAAGATCAATTTACTGGAAAACCATTATATGAGGTAAGAGAGCAATTAACTTTACCTGACTTTACTAAGGAATTTGATGACATAACTGATTTTTAAAATTTAAATGGCGAACAATAATAGTAATAAGGTTAAAGTTACTGGTTATGCTAAAAGAACATTTTTTAATAGTAATATTGAATATAGGGATTTTAGTGACGACTTAGTAGGGTTGCAACTTACGAGCGAAGGTGGTACCCCCCTATTTACTATGGGTAATTTTAAAATTACCACAAACTTATCACCGAAGGTTAATAAATATTATAATCAAGGTACGTATTCTTTTTTCTACACTTTAGATAATTTAAGTAGTCTAATTGAAAATATAAACATACAGAAGAGTCAAAAAGCACAATTAAATTTAAACCTTACAGATCCATTAAGTTATGTTTGGTATGGTTCATCATCGGAATTAATTAGAATATCGTTAGAGAACCTTAAAAACCAATTTCCTGCAGCTATTTATGTAGATAATAAAGTTGGCAGCGTCACAGGGAATAACATTACTAATTTTAGTTACGATTTAGTAAGGGACGAATCGACATTTACAGTTAATAGTAGATATTTTGTTAATCCTTTTAGTATAAAATATACTACTGACTCGTCAATTATCGGAACAGAGCAGGAGATTAACCCACTAAGAAATTTAACGATAAAATATAAAAGTTATATTATTGAACATAATGGAATTAGTAACCCAATAATAGAGTTTAGTGGTTCACAACAAACTACAAATTCGGAGGTTATAATTACTGTAAAGGGGAATCCCTTTCCTGAAATTACGGGTTTAAATATTTCACAATATTCATTTTTAAATCCAGTATTTCAGGGATCAATACAATATTTTATCAAACCCAACGTAACAAAACAAGATGAGTTTTTTGCATCATTAAATGACTTACAGACTAACCTATTGCGTAGAGGAACATTACCAAGATACACTAGTACCTTTAGTGTTCCAGAAATAACTGATGAGGGTGTTACGGTATATACCCAAAAAACATTAACATTTCCAATTCTAACTGATGGGTATAACTTAAACTTTTTCGATGGGATATATATTTCTTATTTAGATGAACTAACTAAAATTGGTGAAGATTTAGACGAAACAAGGACAGATATAATGAAGCGACAATATGTTGCAGATGTAATAACTGGTTTTGATACTATTCCTAGGGGTGATGGAGACGATTTAACGTTAGATGGTGCTAAAGCAACTAAATTAATAAGATTATATGGAGTTGCTTTTGATCAAGTTAAAAAATACATTAATGGTATTAAATTTGCACATGTTGTAACTTATGGTAAAGAAGATAACACTCCGGATTCCTTAGTTAAAGACTTAGCAGATATGTTAGGTCTATATACACAGTTCGGTAGTACTAGACAAGGTAGAATTGTAACACCATTTCTTTCTAATTTAAATTTAGAGCAAGTAGATATAATATTATTTAGGAGATTAATCTTAAATGTTGCTTGGATGTGGAAAAGCAAGGGAGCAAGAAAAGCAATAGAGTTTTTATTTAGGTTTATTGGGGCACCCGAACTATTAGTAACATTTGATGAACATATAGTTATTGCTGATAAACCGTTAGACATACCAAAGATTAAAAAACTATTATATCTATATACTGGATCTTCAGATATAAGTAACTTACCTTTTGATAGGGACGGTTTCCCATCCCCATTAAAAGATGGTGCAATTACTATTGTGGGGTATACCTCAACGATAACATCTGGAGCATCAGGAACTACAACAAGTGCATTTTCTCCGATATATGATAGTATGTGGTTTCAGAAAGCTGGTGGTTGGTATAGAGAAACCGGTGGTAGCAATTCACAAATCGACATAAATACAGGGAATAACCCTCATGCTGGACCATATGATGGTGGGTCAGAATATTTACAACAATTTACAAAATGTCCACTACCTGACTTTAATGAAAATATTGCAATTAATGTAACAGGTACAACCATATATAAAAATCATTTTTTAAATTATAACTATGGGTTTGTAAATGGAACTTCACCAGATTCTGAAATTTATATTACACCAGTAGAGAGTACGAATAATCAGTTTATCGAAAACTGTGTGAATATTAATTTTAATATAGTTAATGCACCTAAACTTTCAGGTGGAACAAGCATTTATGCGTTATTGTGTGTTGATGCGATGGAAGAATATGAGAGATGGTTGGGGTTAATAAAAGAAGATTGTGAATTAATATACTCTCCAGAATGGTATATTGTTAAACAAAATTATGAGGTAGCATCTACAAATTATAGTCAGGAGTTAGTAACCGCTCAATGTGATGAAAACCAGTCGTTAGAGGTTTGTATTGACTTTAAAGATGTAGAAATAATAGAAAATCCGTGCGATAACTACGTAGTACAATATCTAGATAATGGGTTCATAATTTTTATTAATGGAGATGGTGTAGAAGTGACGTTTGATGAATTCCCACAATGTTGTGTTGCTGCCGGTGGACAATACTATAGTTATATAAATGATTCTGGGCAAGAATCTTATTTTTGTGCATATGAAAGCCCTTGTATTGGTGAACCAATTGGTGTTACAGATGAAAATATAATTCTATGGGAAGTGGGTAATATAAATACATTACCAGATGATATTTATATTGTTGATGGAAATTGTTATCAGCAGGTGTCGACCGGTAACTGGGCTGAAAGGAAATGTACGGACAATATTAACGGTTATACAAACACCCCTAACATTACAGATTATAATGATACTGTTAACATATCAACTTTTTTAACTAACAACCCCACTGCGTCCGAAATTGTTAATGAGTCTTGTTTTGTACCAGTTGACTGCGGACTCCAAACAGTTGAGAGCTCTATTGAATGTTGTGTATATAATGGGTTTTCATATCAAATAGTATCACTAGAGACTGGAGGGTCTATTATTGTGTGTGTACCACCATTACCGGGAGAAACAACAATTAATGGAGGTAGAGTAATCAAAAATGGTGGTGTTAACTTACCTACAGTTAAAGGGTATGATGAATATGTACCAAACTCTAATTTAAATGCACTCCCTAAAGGTGCAGAAACTATTGCCACCAAAACCAGTGATGTAAGTGGTGTATATACTAAAGGTGTGGTTA